TGACCTAATATCTTAGCTCCAGTGTATAATGTTTCTATAGTTCTAGATACTCTATCAAAATTATCACTTGGTGGTGGATTAAAAAAGTCAGGTTTTTCTAAAGCTTTTTCTAATCCTTGATCTGTATATTTTATTTTAAATACTTGATCACTATAACTTTTATATTCAAAGTATAATACTTGAACAGTAAGATCATCTTGTCTACCATTATAGTTTCTTAAATAATTTTGATTACCTGGATATTTTTGTATTTCCTTCATTTCACTATCAGTTAAATGAGGAAACTGCATTTTTAAATCTGATAATGTTATAGATTTAACTTCACCAGCGTAGTATATATCTTCAAAGTTAGGATCTTCAGTATATGAATATACTAAACAAGCAGGATCAACATAATCAACTTTAACGCCTTGTGATCTATTCCAACTTGTTTTTACAGCACCGATACCTAAAACTGTTAAATCATAATTTAACCTTTGTCTAACTAAATCATATTTATTGTTATCTAGTATATGATTAATAACTTCTTCTTCGGCTACTTCTACAGATTGTTTAAAATCCATTTGCATATGAACCTCTAATTCTTCAAGAGTTTGAGGGCTATTTCCTCCAGTCATAGAAAAAGCATCTACACCTAAAGTTTTTTGAGCTTGTTCTAAATATTCTCTAGCATTTATATCAACCATTAACTTATTAGCGTAATCTGTTCTAGTTTTTAAACATGCTGGATCTTGAGCAAATGCATTTATTTGGAAATTACGTTGAGACATTCCATTGACAACAATATCTACAAATTTAGACACAACAGGTACAGGCTTCCAGTCTAGATTTAAATAAGATAAATCTCCGTTTATGGCTAATTCATCTTTATATTTTTGAACTGGTTGTTCACCTCTTGCATATAACCTTAATAAATTATAATTATTATAATTAGTAGTAGCATAACCCATATTAGGTCCTTGTCTAGAATTACTAAACCATTCGCCTTCTATAGCTCTACCTACTTGTAAACCATAATCTAAACTTGCTTTCTCTGCATCTGGTACCACCTGATCGGGAAAAGAACTATTGCTGTTAGTATAAACCATTTATTTATTTTATTATTTTTGAAACTTGACCGTCATTATTATATCTTTTAATACCAAGCTTAATAGGATTTTTTTGTCTTTCTGCTACTGGTCTGTATTTATTTTTGTTACAAGCCATAATAGCAAGTCCAGAGCTTATAGAAGCATCATGTTTTGTTCTATTATTAATATTGAATTTTGCCCAATCTTCTAAAGTTCGCTGCATATACATATCACCATAACCTTCACCTAAAAAACCTACATGATCTTCAATATATGTTTCTATCGCAGCTGCATGTGCTTGTTTAATATCTTCACTTGAGTTAGGTATACCACCTATTTCTCTTTCAGTTGTTGACAGTTTATTCCAGACTTTATCAGGTCTGTTCATACTAAAACCTCTATAACCTCTACGTTTTAAATAATATAAAAGTCTAGGTTTGTTATTTTCAGCAAGTATCGGCATACCGTAAAATACTAATGCCATAAGTACATCTTCAAAAAACATTTCAGCTGTTTGAGGTCTAGATATATATTCTAAAAAAAAGTGGTTTGGTGGTGCGTCTTCCATAGAAAACTTAGTCAGTCCATGTAGTGATCCATTAGACCCTTTGCCATCGACAGTACCACTAATATCATAAGAGTCACAACCAAATGCTCCGAGATGATCGTTTCCAGGGTATTTAATTCCATTTTTTATAATTACTTGATTTTGAAGATTTTTAGGTGGAACCCACGATATTAAAAATCTACCATCATTATTTGGGTAAAATACAACTCTTGTATCTTTAATTCCATTTTGCCATTGAAAACTTCCTTTTGTTACAGAAGCTATATTATGTACTTCTTCATTATAATCTACTTGTTCGTATATTTTAACAAGGTTAAATAATGATTCTTTTGTTTCATCTCTAAAAGCA